TATTAAGAAGTCACCCTAGAAGCAGGCGGCAATGCGGGGGGATTTGTAAGATGGTGCGGACGGAGAGACTCGAACTCACCACTACCCCCGCGACTAGCCTGGAGGCCTTGATTCACGTGAATGGTTGCGCGTGTGTGAGCGTGAATCTGTTCCCAGCTTGTTCCCAGTGAGAACGAGCACGGGCGCTCAGCACCGCAGGCGGCGGCATTCTACACGGATTTATTTTGAGGCAAAGGAAAAAGGTAATTTTGGTAATCTCGACGACTGGAAGCGGCTGAACCTCAGTGTTTTCAATGGGTTATAGGTTAGTTAGAAAGGTAATAAATCAGTAATCACAAGGTTATGAGATTACCCTTAGAGCTGGTCATAAATCGGAAAATGAAAAGCCTTTAAAATCAGCAGCTTGCAGAAAAATTACCTTTGCCATTACCCAGAATCACCAGCCAAGGTAATAGCTCAAGCCCAGTATTTTCGGGGCCTCCAGCGCTGCCAGACCATCTCATTACCAAAATTACCCATTCCAGATACCGTCTCTGCCAGATTGAGTAGGAAGGTGCCGAAACGCCCCTACATGAGGCCGTCCTTGCAGGGATTCGCAGGGTGCTGGCACAGCCTGAACGCTGCATGTACCCCCCAGCCTGGGCCGTCTGGAGCCCTGCGCGGGCATGCAGTAATTCCGACACGTTTAGCGGGCAGGCGTGGAGGGGGGAAGACTGCGCGCGCCGGGTGCTGCTACCCCCTGCCCCCCCCCCTGGCGGACTGGCTCGGGCGCCGGGTCACGTCGGGCTGGCCCTGCCGCGACCTGGGTGCGCTGCTCGCCCCGCTCGCGCCGCGCGCCATTCGTCTACAAGCCCCGTATTTGCTGGGCTAGAGGCATTTTTTAATGGACTGAAAAGCACTGCTATGGCATGGTTAACTGGGGTACTTCATACATACAGAGGCCTTCTTTTTAGGCCGCCCAGAAACAAAAAAACCGCCCGAGGGCGGTTCATGCGTGGGTATGATTTGTTCAGCAGTTGGCTGGTCGAGTGCTCACCACACCCACTAGATAAGTGTCCGGCGGTCTACGGCCACCAGCCAACTCGCTCTTGATCAGCTGTCAGTGTTGCCGGGTAGCCTGAACTCGTCGAAGCGGATCACCTCTTCCCCCAGCCACTCATTCACCTGCAGCAGCTTGGCCTGGATGGGCTCCAGTTCGTTCATGGCCCAGATGGCGGCGGCGTCCTTGATCGAGCCGAAGCCACCGGCGTTCTGCGGCACGATCCCCATCAGTTGCGGTGGAATACGCAGCGCGGCGAGCAGGTCATCACGGCTGATGTTTTTGATTGCGCCGAAGTCATCCTTGGCCGCAACCTCGCTGATGGGGATTAGCTGGATGCCGTCCTTCTTGCCACCCGGCGCATACATGAACAGGTTGCGAAAGTTGCCCGGGCCTTTGCTGTTCTTCATCGCCTCGCGCAGATCGGTGACGAAGCTTTCGTCCTGCACCGCGTCGTGCATGTACAGAATGAACCCGGCATGGCTGCCGTTCTGGTAATACTTGCGACGGAACAGCGTGGCAGACTCGTTCAGCAGCGCGCTCTGCAGCGCCGCCATCCACTCGGGCAGCCCGTAAATTTCCTGGTTGATATCGGCCTCGCGCACGTGGCAGATGCTGCCAGGCTTGAACTCGTGTTCATCCTTCCAGCCGCGCACCTGGTAGTAGTCGTCGAGATCCACACCGCGCCGCACATACTTGGCCAGCACCGGCTGCAGGCCCATCGCCTGGCGCAGCATGTTGTCCTTCTTCTCGAGATAGGCATTGCCGCTCCATCCCCAGTCCATGGCGAACTGCTCAAACGTCTGGCGGGTCAGCAGCCTGTGCGGCTTGAACGTCCGCACCAACATATTGCGGCGGAAGTTCAGCCCCGATTGCAGGTAGACACTGGCCTTGGTTGACCGCGCCAACCCATCCAGCGGAACCGGCGGTTCATACCACCGCCCATTGGCCCAGCACTCCAAATAATCCAGCACCTCGCGCCCATCGAGCACCGGCACCGGGTCGCCGAACGTGAAGGCCTGAGCGCCTGCAGCGCCCTGCCCGGTCAAAACCTCGCCCTCAAGCGCTGGCTTAGCAACGGCAACCTGCCGGCCGCGATTCCGCTTTCTGCTCATCTAACAAATCTCCATGATGGCCGTGTTTGAGGTGGTTCTACCCTCCAACGGCTCGTTGAACAGCGCATGGAACAGCGCCCAGGCCAGGTCAGCGTGACCTGTCGCCTCGCTGCGCCCTGCCGTATAGGTGAAGCTCTTCCCGCTCGGCGTCATCGTCTTGCGGATGGCCATCAGCGATTGCGCGATATCCGTGGCGCCCGCGTCGAACTCAAGGCGCCCTTTGCGCACCACATCCCACGCCTTCATCACCAGCTGGGTTTTCACCTCGGGGCTGTAACTGAACGTGCGCAGTCCGGGGAAGAACTGGCGCACCAGTTGCGCCACCCCGGTACCCATGCCCGTGGTGTCGATGCCGATATAGGTGACCCAATAGATTTGCGTGAGCTGTCGGATCTTCTCGGCCTGCGCTTCGAAATCCATGCCCCGGAACTGGAAGCGATCGAGCACCCGGAACTTCCCGCCCGGCACCGTCGGCGGGGCCAGCACCACCAGGCCGGCGCTGTCGCCGTTCTCGGCAGGGTCATAGCCCAGCCACACCTGGCGGTCGCCGAAGGGGCGTTGTGCAAACGGCTTGAAGTCCGGCCAGTCCCACGACTCCACCATGCACGGCTGCAGCATCGTCAGCGGGAAGATGCTGTCGCCGTCATCGACAAACTGACACATCAGCAGGTTGTCGAACTCCTGGGCGGTGTACTCCATGCGCAGCTCGTCGATATCGAACTTGTCGTACCCACGCGCCTCAGCGTCCAGAACAGTGACGATCTGCCGCCACACTCTGTCTTCGCACCGTCGCCCCATCTGCAGGGCGTCGTGGCTCACGTCCAGATTGATATGGTTTGCTTTCTGCCGGTACTTGTTGAACCGCTCGCCCGTCCAATAGATATAGGCCGGGTGAGCCATCGAGCTGGGCGTCGAGAAGTACGTTTTGCGCAGGTGTTTTTGCGACGCCATGAAAGACGCCACCTTCGCAATCTCTGGGAAGCCGTGAACCCAGAAAAATTCGTCGAAGTAAAAATTGCCAGTCCGCCCCTGTGCCGTACGGTAGTTCGTGCCCAGGAAGTGCAGCTCGGCGTTGTTCCACAGGACAATAGGGTCGCCGGTTAGCTTCATCCCCAGCGTTTCATTCAGAAACGCCTGCATGTAAGTCTTGAACTGGTGCGCCTGCGCCTTGCTGGCAGACAGGAAAATCTGGTTGCGCCCCGTTGTGATCGCATCGATCAACGCCTCACGGGCGAAATAGAACGTCGCGCCGATCTGGCGCGACTTCAGAATCATCCGCGTGCGCTGGTTGCCCGCGCGATACCAATCCTTTTGGTGGTCATAGCAGCCATCAAGAAACGCCTCAACCAGCGTCTCGATCTGCTCTTCGCTCAGCTCGTTGCGGACGGCCTGTTTTTTCGGCCCCTCATTGCGCTTGGCGATGTTCGGGTTTAGATCAGCCTCGTTACCGCCGCCCTGGTAGCGCTGGATTCGTGCTTGCCGCTCCAACTGGCGATGCAACAGGTCAATTTCCTTGAAGTCGCCCGACGTCTTGCAGTCCTTGAGGATCAGCTGCACCAGGCGCGCTTCCAGCGCCCCGCCGATCCGCTCGACGTTATCCGCCCTATCCCACTCGTCCCGGCTCTTCCAGCTGTGGACCGTGCGCTCCTTCTCCCCCAGGTAATCGGCGATATCGGTGACACGCCAGCCCGTCCAGTACAGAAACTTGGCCTGGCGACGGCTGTCGGTGAATGGTGTGGGCTGAGCGATAGCATTCATGGCGCCGATGCTGCCGCCCGCGCGCGTGAGCCCCTACCGGCTGGCGTCGTACCGCCCCCCGCACCGCCGCCAGCGCGTTGCCGCGCCCTGCCCGGCTGCCGACCATGCCCTCAACGCGAAACCCGCACCGAGGATTACCCCGCATGGCCGGCACCAAGAAAACCGTCTCCAAATGGACCCGTATCGCCGTCGAAGGCGCCACCACCGATGGCCGCAACATTGAGCGCAAATGGATTCAGGAGATGGCTGAGCAATACAGCCCGAACACCTATGGCGCCCGCATGAACTGCGAGCACCTGCGGGGCGTCTGGCCAGGCAGTGACTTCGGCGCCTATGGTGATGTCGTGGCCCTGAAAGCCGAAGAGGTGGAAATCGGCGGCAAGAAGAAGCTCGCGCTTTTCGCTCAGATGGTGCCGACCGACTCCCTCATCGAGCTGAACAAGAAAGGCCAAAAGGTCTACACCTCGATCGAGGTCAACCCAGAGTTTGCCGACACCGGCAAGGCCTATCTGGTCGGCCTTGCCATCACAGACAGCCCCGCCAGCCTGGGCACCGAAATGCTGCAGTTCAGCGCCCAGCACGGCACCCTGGCCAACCGCAAACAGGACAAAGACAACCTCTTCAGCGCCGCCGAAGAAACGGCCATCGAGTTCGAAGAAGTCGACGACACCCCCAGCATGTTCGCCACCCTCAAAACCCGCATGGGCGAGCTGCTGAAACTGAGCAAGGAAAAGGAAGGCAAGGACGCCACCCACTTCGCCGAGCTGGGCGAATTGATCGGCGACCTGGCCGAACACGGCGCCAAACAAGCCGAAGCCTTCGCCAGCGTGAAAACCGCCCACGAAAAACTCCAGGCCGACCACACCAAGCTGGCGGGCGACTTCGCCGACCTGCTCAAGCGCCTGGAAGAAACCCCAGACAAAAAGCACAGCCAACGCCCTGCGGTAACCGGTGGTGACGGCAAAACCCTCACCGACTGCTGATCCCCAACGGACAAAGCCCCAGCCAAGGAACACCGGAGAACCACATGCGCAACGATACCCGCCAACACTTCGACGCCTACCTGAGCCAGATCGCCCAACTCAACGGCGTGTCTGATGCCACCAAATCCTTTGCCGTAGACCCCACTGTCCAGCAGCGGCTGGAAACCCGCATGCAGGAATCCAGCGAGTTCCTCAGCCGCATCGGCATGATCGGCGTCGACGAACTCAAGGGCGAGAAAGTCGGCCTCGGCGTCAGCAGCACCATCGCCGGCCGTACCGACACCACCGGCAATGGTGAGCGCGTACCGCGCGACATTTCCGACCTGACCAAAGACGGCTACGAATGCCGCCAAACCGACTTCGACACCGCCGTCCGCTATGCACAGCTCGACGCCTGGGCCAAGTTCCCTGACTTCCAGGCCCGCTTGCGTGACGCCATCCTCAAGCGCCAGGCGCTCGACCGCATCATGATCGGCTTCAACGGCACCAGCGCTGCCGCCACCACCGACCGCGCCGCCAACCCACTGCTGCAAGACGTCAACATCGGCTGGCTGCAGAAGTACCGCACCAACGCCCCGGCCCGCGTACTCAAGGATGGCAAAGCCGTTGGCAAAATCGTCATCGGCACCGGCGAAACCGCCGACTACAACAACCTCGACGCCCTCGTCTTCGATGCCATCGCCAACCTCATCGACCCCTGGCACCGCAAAGATCCTGGCATCGTCGTCATCCTCGGCAGCAACCTGGTACACGACAAATACTTCCCGCTGATCAACAAGGAACAGCCAGCCTCCGAGAAACTGGCCACCGACCTGATCATTTCCCAGAAGCGCATGGGCGGTAAGCAACCAGTCGAAGTGCCCTACGTGCCCGACAACGCCATGCTCATCACCAGCCTGGAAAACCTCGCCATCTACTGGCAAACCGGCGGGCGCCGCCGCTACGTCCAGGAGAAACCGAGCAAGAACCGCATCGAGAACTTCGAGTCCAGCAACGACGACTACGTCGTCGAGGACTACGGCCTCGGCTGCCTGGTCGAAAACATCGAGATCCTGGAGGCCTGACAGCCATGGCCCTGAGCCCCGCCAAGCGCCACTTCCTGCGCGTCACCGCAGCGCAGGAAGCGGCAAGCACCGCCGCCGACCAACCCATGGCCGGCTCTGGCGCCTACGAACTGCAAATGGCCCAACTGCACCAGCACTACCAGCAGCTCAAAGGCATCCAGAGCACCCAGGCGAAAGAGGAACTCAAGGCCAAGTTGCTGCCCGACTACGCCCCCTACATCGCTGGCGTGCTCGCCAGCGGCCAGGGCGCGCAGGACGAAGTGGTCGCCACCATCATGGTGTGGCGCCTCGACGCGGGCGATTACCAGGGCGGGCTTGAAATCGCCGCCTACGTACTCAAGCACGGCCTCACCATGCCGCCGGATCGCTTTGCCCGCAAAGTCCCGTGCCTGGTAGCAGAAGAAATAGCCGAAGCCGCGCTCACGTCACTCAAGGCAGGCAGCACCTTCGATATCGGCATCCTTGCCGAGGCCGACCGCCTCACCGCCGGGGAAGACATGCCCGACGAAGTACGCGCCAAACTCATGCTTGCCATGGGCCGCGTGGCTGCCGCCCAGGTCGACCCCGAAAAACCGAACCTCGCTGACGTTCACAGCCTGGAAGTGGCCCGCCACTTCCTCACCCGCGCCCTGGAGCTGCACGACAAATGCGGCGGCAAGCGCGACCTGGAGCTAGTCGATCGTCAGCTCAAAAAACACGCTGGCACCGCCAGCTAACCGAGCCTTCCCCCGGCACCCCGGCGGCTCGGGGCTGATCAGCAGGTAACTCCTTCCCGCGCTGTGACGCCCCGACCACCGCCGACTTATTCGAGCGGCCTGAAATGAGCGGATTCGTAGGCAACGCACCCGCGCAGCCATTCAACCTCACAAACGACGGCTTCTGGCCCGACATCGACGCCAACCACCTGCGCGAGCGTCAGCGCATCGGCAGCAACGTCAGCAACCCTCGCCTGGAAGAAGCCGCCGTCGCCGCCATCATCAGCGTCAACCGCGAGCTCTATACCCTCAAGCTGCGCTACATGGCCCAAGGGCATGACACCCTCGCAGACGTTCCGGCCGACCAGATCCAGGGCGAAAGCGCCCTCATCCACACCTACCGCCGCGCCATCTACAGCACCGCCAGTGCCGAAATCGCCGAGCGCTACCGCACCTACTCCGCCACCAACACCGGCGCCGCCAAGGGCGAAGAGGAAGAGCAAAGCGCCGACGACTACCGCCGCGACGCCCGCTTCGCCATCCGCGATCTGCTCGGCATCAGCCGCGCCACTGTGGAACTGCTCTGATGAAAAAACACCAAGTCATCGACTGGAACGAAATTTCGCGGCGAGGCCTGCTGGAACGCATCAACCGCGAAATCATGCACCCGCTCGGCCTGGCCGTATGCCGCGAGGTCGAAACCGGCAACTCGCCCGGTGCCCTGATATCCGATGACGGCCCCTGGATCTACCCCGACCAGGCCGACAGCGGCGGGGAACATTACTGATGGACACCCTGCGCACCGTCCAGGGCGACACCGTCGACGCCGTCGTCTGGCGCCACTACGGACGCACCGCCGGCCTTGTCGAGCTGGTGCTCGACGCCAACCCAGGCCTGGCCGACCTTGGCACCGTCCTGCCCACCGGCACCTTGATCAACCTGCCCAGCGCCGCCCCCCAGGCCGAGCAAAGCCAGATGGTGAACCTATGGAACTGAAACCCGGCGTCATCACCCTCGCCATGTACAAGGGCAAGGGCCAACTGTTCAACGCCGCTATTCGCACCTGGACGGGCTCCATCTACAGCCACTGTGAGCTGGTCATGCCCGATGGTCGCTGGCTGTCCGCCAGCGCAATGGACGGTGGCGTGCGCGCCAAACACATCGACTACAAGCCCGAACACTGGGAGCTGATCCCCGTGCCCTGGGCAAACGCCAAATTGATCGAGCGCGTATTCGACCAGCACGAAGGCAAAGGCTACGACTGGGCCGGCATCTTCCTGAGCCAACTGCTGGGCAGCGGACTACACAGCAAGCGCCGCATGTTCTGCAGCGAGTTCTGTGCCTCCGCACTGGGCTTCCACGGCATCGGCCAACGCTTCAGCCCGGTGCTGCTCGGCGAAACCGTCCACCGCATCAACCGGCTGCCCTTCGTGCAGCTCAGCCACTCCCTCACCGAGGGCCACCCGGATGCCCAACATGCCTGACCGTCCCGAAACCTGGGCCATGCTCCTCGCCTGGCTGGAGCAACATCACCCCCTGGTCTATGCCGCCGTGCTGTCCGCCACCCTGGCCGCTGCCCGCCTCATCTACAACGGCGGCAGCATCCGCCGTGCGCTCGGCGAGGGCTTCATCTGCGGCCTGATCACCCTCGCACTCAGCAACGGCCTCCCCCTGTTCGGCATGCCGCCCGAGGTGGCCCCTTTCTTCGGCGGCATGGTCGGCCTCATCGGCGCCGACGGCGTGCGCGCCGGCCTCAACCGACTCGCAGCCCGCAAGGTAGACACCCTATGACCAAGCCTCAAACCCTCCGCCACGGCGACAAATCCCAGGCCGTACAGCAACTGCAATGGGCGCTCAACGCCGCCGGCGCCAAGCTGGTACCGGACGGCGACTTCGGCGACGAAACTGAGAAAGCCGTCCGCGCCTACCAACTGCAAAAGGGCCTTGTAGCTGACGGTGTAGCGGGCGAGAAAACCCTTGGCGCCCTGGCCGGCGCCGACTGCTCGCGCCTGCTCAGCAACGCCACCCTCGTCGCTGCTGCCAAACGCCTGGGCACCGACCTGGCCACCGTCTACGCCGTCAACGAAGTCGAGAGCGCCGGCGCCGGCTTCCTCGCCAACGGCAAGCCCAAGATCCTGTTCGAGCGCCACGTCATGCACGCCCGCCTATGCCTGGTGCGAAATGAAGGCGACGACAGCGCCGCGCTGATCGCCCGCGCCGACCAACTCGCCGCCCAGCAACCCAACCTGGTCAACCGCACCCCCGGTGGCTACGCCGGCGGCACCGCCGAACACCAGCGCCTGGCCAATGCCCGCTACATCGACACCCTCGCCGCGAATGAGTCGGCATCCTGGGGCGCCTTCCAGATCATGGGCTACCACGCCACCAGCCTCGGCTATGCCAGCGTCGACGAGTTCATCACCCTGATGCAGCGCAGCGAGGCCGACCAGTTCGAGGCCTTCGTCCGCTCCATCGAGAAGGATGCCGCCCTGCTCAGGGCGCTCAAGGCCAAGAAGTGGGCCGACTTCGCCAAGCGCTACAACGGCCCGGCCTACGCTCGCAACCTGTACGACGTGAAGCTCGAACGCGCCTACGAGCGCCACGCGGGCTGCGGCTGCGGCGGGCAGAAGGTGGCGTCATGACAGGCCAACTCGTAGAAGGCCAACCAACGCTGGCCCAACAGCTCAGAAAACTGGACTTGCGCGACGGCGATGTCCTCTGCCTGCCAGCGGACACCGACCCAGAGCATTTGCAAGACTTCAGCATCATGCTGGCCGAACTCCGCCCTGGTCAGCGCTTCGCGGTAGTCATCGGCGACATCCAGGCAATGGACGAAGCCGCCATGAACGCCGTCGGCTGGTACCGCAAATGACAACCCTCCGCCAATCCCTCTACGGCCTGGCCCTACTCGGCGCCCTTGCCCTGCTGCTCTGGAGCACCTACCAACAGCACCAGGCCGCCGAGGCGCGGGCCGAGCGCGATGCTGAACGCATCACCGCCCTGCAGCAACGCAACACCCGCCAGGCCAACGCCATCATCAGCATGGGCAACGAGCTCGCCGCCCAGCGCGCTGCACAGCAGGGCCTGCAAACCGCCCAGGCGGACGTACGCCAACAGCACGCCAGCAGCCACCTGCAAAAACAGGAGATCCGCCGCAATGACCAGACCTTCGCAGATTGGAGCGCTCAGCCTCTCCCTGCTGCTGCTCGCCGGCTGCATGAGCGCCCCGCCCTCACCGGAGCCAGTGATTACCGTGAGTGGCTGTCCCGTCGTAACGCCCTGCAGCCTGCTGCCAGCGGCGCCGCAGAACAACGCTGACCTCAGCGACGACAGCGACTACCTGCTGTCGGCCTGGGCCGAATGCGCCGCCCAGGTTGACGCGGTTTACCACTACCAGCAGCAACAGCCGAAGGCCGACCCGTGAACAAACCCAGCAGCCTCAAACAACACCTCATCGCCGCCGTGCCCGAGCTGCGCGGCAACCCGGAAAAGGTTCTGGTATTCATTGACCAAGGCCGCATTCGCAGCACCACCGCCCCCGGCCTGTCGTTCGAATACGGCTACACCCTCAACCTCATTATCTGCGACTTCGCCGGCCACCCCGACGCCGTCGCCGTGCCGCTGCTCGCTTGGATGAAGACCAACCAGCCCGACCTGATGGAAAACCTGGAGAAAGCCAAAGACGCCATCCAGTTCGAAGCCGACATCCTCGCCGACGACCTGGTAGACCTCTCAATCACCCTGCCACTCACCGAGCGCGTCATCGTCAAACGGCAAGAAGGCGCCGCCCACAGCATCGAGCACGCCACCGAGCCGCAGCTAACCGAGCAACTGCCCGCCACCCACTTCAAAATGTATGCAGACGGCCAACTCCTGGCCGAGTGGACCAGCGCCGAACCGGATGGCGGCCTTGCCCTGGAAACCCCGCACCCGGTGCCAAACCGTGGCTGATGACCTACGCACCCTGGAAGACTGGGCCGGGGCCCTGCTCGCCAAGCTGGAGCCCAAGCAGCGCCGCCAGCTCAACCAGGGCATCGCCCGCAAACTACGGCGCAGCCAGCAACAGCGCATCGCCGCGCAGAAAAACCCGGACGGCACCCCATTCGCACCGCGCAAGGCCCGCCAGCCCCTGCGCAGCAAACAGGGGCGCGTCAAACAGAAGATGTTCACCAAGCTGCGCCAGGCCCGTTACCTTAAGCTGCAGAGCGACGCCAGCAGCATCGCCATCGCCTTCATGGGCCGAGTGGCCCGCCTCGCACGTGTTCACCAATACGGCCTGCGTGACCGTCCCGCCCGTGGCCAGGATGATGTGCAATACAGTCGCCGCGAGCTACTCGGCTTCGCCGATGCAGACCTCGAAATGATCCGCGAAGAACTGCTCGACCACCTCGCACCGTAGCGCCCCCCGCACCGCCGCCACCTTCGTGCATCACGCGCGCGTAGCGGCAAACATCGGCGCATGAACGCCCTAGCCGAAATTCGCCGCCGCCTCGACAACATGATCCGCTCCGGCACCATTGCCGCAGTCGACCATGGCGACCCCGAGCAAGGTCGCCTACCGTGCTGCCGCGTCCAAACCGGCAACATCCTCACTGGCTGGCTGCCCTTCTTCACCGTCCGCGCAGGCAATACCAACGAATGGAACCCGGTATCGGAAGGCGAGCAATGCACCATCCTCAGCCCCTCCGGTGACCTCGCCCAGGGCCAAGTGCTGGTGGGCCTTTACTCCACCGCCAACCCGCCCTGCAGCAACGACCCAGCCGCCCACAAAACCGAGTGGGCCAATGGCGACTTCGTTGAGCACAACGCCGAAACCGGCGCCTACAGCCTCAAGCTCACCGGTCACGTCCAGATCGACGCGGCCAGCCTCAACATCAACTGCACCGGCGCCATCAAGCTCAACGGCGCCACCATCGACCTCAATTAGGGGCCGCCCATGCCTGCCGTCTCCCGCCTTGGCGACACCTGCACCGGCCACGGCTGCTGGCCACCACGCCCCAGCACAGCCGCCAGCCCCAACGTGCGCGTCAACGGCATCCCCGCCCATCGCCAAGGCGACGCCTGGGCCGCGCATACCTGCCCAGCCATCCCAGAAACCCACGCCAGTGTGCTTGCTGCAGGCAGTACCACCGTGCGCGTCAACGGCAAGCAGCTCGCCCGCGTGGGCGACCCTGTCGCCTGCGGCAGCAGCATCGCCACCGGCTCGGCCAACGTCTTCGCGGGGGGCTGATGAACAGAATCACTGGCGGCACCATCACCGATCTGGAACACATCAAGCAGTCCATCGGCGACATCCTCGGCACGCGCATCGGCACCCGCCTGGCCCGCCGCGAATACGGCAGCCAGGTGCCTGACCTCATCGACCAGCCCTTCCACGGCTCCACTACCCTGCGCCTCTACGCCGCCACCACCATGGCCCTCATGCGCTGGGAGCCGCGCATCCGCATCACCCGCGTGCAACTGCAACGCGGCGATGAAACCAGCGCCGGCGTGCTGGAGCTCGAAGCCACCCTTACCGCCACCAGCGAAGCCATCAACCTGCAAGTGCCCCTGGCACTCGGGGGCAGCGCATGAGCTTTACCCCCATCGACCTCAGCACCCTGCCCGCCCCCAACGTGGTCGAAGTGCTGGACTACGAAACCATCCTCGCCGAGCGCAAGGCCGCACTGGTCAGCGCATTTGCAGAAGACGAACAAGAAGCCATCGCAGCCCGCCTGGCTCTTGAGTCCGAACCGCTCACCAAACTGCTGCAGGAAAACGCCTACCGTGAACTCGTCTGGCGGCAGCGCGTCAACGAAGCCGCGCTCGCCACCATGCTCGCCTTCGCCAACGGCTCAGACCTGGAACAGATCGCCGCACACTTCAACGTCTACCGCCTCACCATCACCGCCGCCACTGATACCGAGGCTGCCGTCATGGAGGGTGACGCCGCCCTGCGCGAGCGCACCCAAATGGCCATGGAAGGTCTATCAGTGGGCGGCCCACGCAACGCCTACATCTTCCACGCCCGCAGCGCAGACGGCCGCGTCGCCGACGCCTGGGCCTACAGCCCCAACCCCGCCGAAGTGGTGCTCACCATTCAAAGTGCCCTGGGCGACGGCACCGCAGATGCAGAGCTGCTCGGTGTCGTCGACCTCTACGTCGGCGATGAAGACCGCCGCCCAGTCGCCGACCGCGTCACCTTGCAGAGCGCCGAGGTGATTGAGTTCGAGGTGGAAGCGGTGCTGCACCTCGAAACCGTTGGCCCCGAATCAGAGCCCATCCGCGCCGCTGCCGAGGCTCGTCTCGCCACCCTGGTAAACCGCCGTCGCCGGCTGAGCTGGGAGGTCAACCGCTCCGGCCTTCATGCCGCCCTGCATATCGAGGGCGTCAAACGTGTTGATCTACCCGGCTGGGTCGACATCATCGCCACCAGCCAGCAGGCGCCGTACTGCATTGGCTACAGCGTCACGGTGGCCGAATGACCACAAGCCTGCTGCCCGGCAACGCCACCGAACTGGAGGGCAACGCCGCCCAGGCTCTGGCGCAGATCGAGCGCGTGCCGATTCCGCTACGCGACCTCTGTAACCCCGACACCTGCCCCGTCGAGCTGCTGCCCTACCTGGCCTGGGCGTTCTCCGTTGATCGCTGGTCGCCGGCCTGGCCCGAGAGCGCCAAGCGTGCTGCCATCCGCGCCGCCTACTTCATCCACGCGCACAAGGGCACCATCGGCGCCCTGCGTCGCGTGGTCGAGCCGCTGGGGTACCTAATCGAGGTGCGTGAGTGGTGGCAGGAAGTACCGCTCGGCGTACCCGGCACCTTCCGCCTGCTTGTCGGCGTGCTCGACACCGGCATCACCGAAGAAATGTACGCAGAACTGACCTGGCTCATAGACGACGCCAAGCCAGTCAGCCGCCACCTGGTGGGCCTGGCTATCAGCCTGGACATCAAGGGTACCGAGCACATTGGTGCCGCCCTTACCACGGGCGACGAACTCGACATCTACCCACCCGCACAGCGTGATATCGAGGTCGGCGGCACGCTGGCCTGGGGCATGCGCGAACACGTCATCGACACAATGGACATCCACTGAAATGGCAGACCAGAACTCGCAATACATGGCCATCCTCACCGCAGTGGGTGAGGCACGGCTGGCAAATGCCCAGGCGCTCGGCATCGCCTGGAACATCACCCAGCTAGGCGTAGGCGACGCCAACGGTGCAGAACCCATGCCGGATCGCTTGCAAACGGCCCTCATCAGCGAGCGCCGCCGCAAGCCGCTCAACCAACTCAAGATCGACCCGAACAACGCCTCAATCATCATCGCCGAGCAGGTCATCCCCGAAGACGAAGGCGGCTGGTGGATTCGTGAGATTGGCCTCTACGACGAGTACGGCGATCTGGTGGCCGTGGCCAACTGCCCACCGACGTTCAAACCGCAGCTTGCCCAGGGTAGCGGCCGCACCCAGGTTGTACGCCTTAACCTGCTGGTGAGCAGCACGCAAAACATCCAACTCAAGATCGACCCCTCGGTGGTGCTCGCCACCCGCGCCTACTGCGACCTGGTCGTCGCCGAAGCACTGGCCCGACTCGACGCCAAGGCCAGCGTCAAAGTAGCGACCACTGCAAACCTCGCCGCTCTGTCCGGCCTGCAGAACATCGACGGCGTGGCGCTGGTCGCTGATGACCGCGTCCTGGTCAAGAACCAGAACACCGCCAGCCAAAACGGCATCTACATCGTCGCCGCAGGTGCCTGGGTGCGCGCAGCGGATGCCGACACTAGCGCCAAGGTAACGCCCGGCATGACCGTGCCTGTAGAGCAAGGCGTGGTCAATGACGACACCATCTGGGAGCTCACCACCAACGCCCCCATCACCCTCGGCAACACCGCGCTCACCTTCGAGCTGACCGCCGCGCTCAATGCCACCCAGTTAGACGCCGAGACTGGCACCAACAACACCCGCCGGATGACCGCATTGCGAGTCGTCCAGGCGATACGTTCGGCAGCAGCAGCGGCCACCGAGCTTCTACGCGGCGTGTTGCGTGTGGCCACTCAGGCAGAGGTAAACGCGGGGGCGCTGGATGACGTGGCGGTGACGCCGAAGAAAATGCGCTGGGGCTTCGCCTTCTCATTTGTCTCACGTGGGTATTTTGTATTTCCCACCTGGCTAGGAGGGTTAATCATTCAGTGGGCCAACGGCCAGATCAATGCTGGCGAAGGCAAGACGTCTGTAACCTTGGCCATCGAATTCACAACGAGTTTAGTCGCGTATTCAATCGGAACATCCGCTGCCGGTGTGATTGTCACAGGGCAAGGCGCCTCGACTACAGGGATCACCATTAACGCTCGAACTGTCTCTGGCGGCGCGCTCACTGTGCCGGCTGGAGTCGTGGGTTACACCTTCATTTGCTTAGGGAAATAACGCATGCGCTATTACAGCAAAACCACTGGTTGCTGCTATCTGCAAGGGGTTCACACCTCCATGCCGCCCGATGCAGTTGTGATACCGGATGCCCGTTACGAGTCAGTGATTGGGAACCCGCCTCCAGGGAAGGTGCGCTCACACGACGCCGATGGTCTGCCGATCCTCATCGACCCACCGGTATACGTGCCGACCGTCGACGAACTCTGCCAACGCATCGACACCGCCGCAGACGCCGCCCGCCGCGCCGTGGCAGGCGACCCCCTGCGCGCTGTCGAATACGACCGCGCCCGCCTGGCTGCCGAACAGTTCGCCGCTGCTGGCTATGACGGCGCAGTACCCGCCATGGTCGCCGCCTGGGCCATCAACGGGCGCACGTCGCAGCAGGCGGCAGACAGCATCCTCGCCGAGGCCGCTGCCTACACCAACGCCCTGGAGCTGCTGCGCACCACCCGCCTGGCCGCCAAAGAGCAAATCCGCACCCTCATGGCAGCCGGCGAAGTCGAGCAAGCCCAGCAGCTCACCAACCAGACCATCGCCACCATCGAAGCCGCCGTCGCCGGCATCGGCAACAACGCCTAAGCCTCACGCCTGCTGCACCCCTTGCCCCGCCCCGTGCGGGGCTCTTTTTACCTCACACCGTACCGCCCCCCGCTACGCCGCCCGCCGCGTGCGGCCTGCCCGCGCGCGCGGCAGCATCAAGGCTCACTGGATCACCGCAAGCCCAGGAGCTGCAGCCCATGGCCACCGACTACCACCACGGCGTCCGCGTCATCGAAATCAACGAGGGCACCCGCCCCATTCGCACCATCGCCACTGCCGTGATTGGCCTGGTCGCCACCGCCTCCGATGCCGATGCCGATGCCTTCCCGCTCAACACCCCCGTGCTGCTCACCGACGTGCTCACCGCCATCGGCAAGGCCGGCACCCAAGGCACCCTGGCTGCCGCGCTGGATGCCATCGCCGACAACGCCAGCCCTGTTACCGTCGTCGTGCGCGTAGCCGATGGCGTGGGCGAAACCGAAGAAGCCAAGCAGGCCGACCAGATCAGCAAAGTCATCGGCACCGTCCGCGCCGATGGTCAGTACACCGGGCTCAAAGCCCTGCTGCGCGCCAAGTCGCTGCTCGGCGTTACCCCGCGCATCCTTGGCGTGCCGGGGCTCGATGCCCTGCCCGTCGCGCAGGAACTCATCAGCGTGGCCCAGAGCCTGCGCGCCTTCGCCTACGTCTCCGCCTGGGGCTGCGCCACCAAGGAAGAAGCCGTCGCCTACCGCGACAACTTCGGCGCCCGTGAAGTCATGGTCATCTGGCCGGATTTTCAAGAGTGGAGCACCACCCAGAGCGCCACCGTCACCGCCTCCGCCGTCGCCCGCGCCCTCGGCCTGCGCGCCAAGCTGGACGAACAAGTGGGCTGGCACAAAACCCTCTCCAACATCGCCGTCAACGGCGTCACCGGCATCAGCAAAGCCGTGTTCTGGGATCTGCAGAACCCCACCACCGACGCCGGCTACCTCAACGAAAACGAAGTCACCACCCTCATCCGCGAGGGCGGCTTCCGCTTCTGGGGCTCGCGCACCTGCAGCGATGACCCGCTGTTCTGCTTCGAGAACTACACCCGCACCGCCCAGGTGCTGGCCGACACCATCGCCGAGGCGCACATGTGGGCCGTGGACAAACCCATGCATCCCTCGCTGGTGCGCGACATCGTCGAAGGCGTCAACGCCAAGTTCCGCGAACTCAAGAACGCCGGCTACATCATCGACGGCCAGTGCTGGTACGACGAAGCCGCCAACGAGGCCACCACCCTCAAGGACGGCAAGCTCACCCTCGACTACGACTACACACCCGTGCCGCCGCTGGAGAACCTCATGTTCCGCCAGCGCATCACCGACCAATACCTGCTCGACTTTGCATCGCGCATCAACGCCTGATCGGCCACCACTGCATAGGAGCGCCTGACCATGGCCATGCCCCGCAAACTCAAGAATCAGAACGTCTTCAACGATGCCAACAGCTACCAGGGCGTGGCCAAGACCGTCACCCTGCCCGACCTCACCCGCAAGCTGGAAATGTGGCGCGGCGCCGGCATGGATGGCGCCGTCGGCGCCGACCTCGGCATGGGCGACGACGGCCTCAAGATCGAATGGACGGTCGGCGGGCTGGATCTCATCAGCCTGCGCCAGTACGGCACCACCAACGCCAGCGGCGTAGCCCTGCGCTGGGCCGGCGCCTACCAGCAAGACGACACCGGCGTCGTCACCAAGGTCGAAGTCATCGCCCGTGGCCGGCATGAAACCTACAGCTTCGGCGACGCCGAAGCCGGCGAAGACACCGAGCACACCATCACCACCGTCTGCACCTACTACAAGCTCATCGTCGACGGTAACGAAGAAATCGAAATCGACCTCCTCGGCATGATCTTCAAGGTCAACGGCGTCGACATCCTCGAAGAACAACGCAGCGCCATCGGCCTGTAACCCGCATAACCCACCCCCGAAGCTGGCCTCGGCGCACCTGCGCCGCTGGCCAGCACCTAGCAGCGAAGGAGCCACCCCATGTCCCAACCCATCTACAGCGACCCGATCAAGCTGTCCACGCCCCTCGGCAGCGGCAAGACCCCGATCACCAGCATCACCCTGCGCCGCCCCGGCTCGGGCGAGCTGCGTGGCCTCAAGCTCGCCGACCTGGTGCAAGGCGACGTCAACGCCGTCACCCGCCTGCTGCCCCGCATCAGCCAACCCACGCTGGTCGAGCAAGAAGTCGCCGCGATGGACGTCTACGACCTCACCGCCTGCGCGGATCAAATCGCCGTTTTCTTGCAGACGCCGCCGCAGAAGCCGACGGAAGAGGCATCCCCCGAATAGTCGACGACGCCATGGCAGACATCGCCATGGTCTTCCACTGGGGGCCGGAGCAAATGAACGCCATGCCCCTGGCGGAACTGATGGAATGGCGCGAGCGCGCACGAGAACGATGGGAGCTGCAGCATGGCGCGCGATCTAAAACTACAGGTGGTACTGCAAGGGCTTGACCGCGCCAGCAAGCCCTTCCGCGAGGCCGGCCGCAGCGCCATTGGCCTGGGCCGTGACCTCAAGGCCAGCCGCACCGAGCTCAAAGCCCTGCAGGCTCAGCAGAGTGACATCAGCAGCTTTCGCGCGCTGAAGGGTCAAACCGAGCAAACCGGCAAGGCCATGCAGGCCAGCCGTGACAAGGTGCGTCAGCTCGCCCGTGAGATCGGTGCAGCAGGGGCGCCAACCAAGGCGCTCAACCAGCAGTACCAGCGCGCCATCCGCGAGGCTACCGCCCTCAAGGCCGCCCACAGCAAGCAACAGACCGAGTTGCAAGGCCTGCGCGGCAAACTCAACGCCGCCGGCATCAGCACCCGCAACCTGGGCCAGCATGAGCGCGACCTCAAGGCCAAGGTCACCGCCACCAACCAGGCCATGGCGCAGCAGGAAGCGCGCCTCAAGCGCCTCACCGCCCAGCAGCAGCGCCTGAGCCGGGCCAAACAGCAGTACGACCAAACCCAAGGCCTGGCCGGCAGCATGGCCGCATCCGGCGCAGGGGGCCTGGCCACCGGTAGCGGCATCCTCTACGCCGGTGCGCGCATGCTCGCCCCAGGGCTGGACTTCGACGCCAGCATGAGCAAAGTGCAGGCGCTCACCCGCCTCAGCGGCGACAGCCCCGAGCTGGCCGCCCTGCGTGAGCAAGCCCGCCAGCTCGGCGCCAGTACCCAGTTCACCGCCGGCAACGCCGCAGACGCCCAAGGCTTCCTGGCCATGGCCGGCTTCAACCCGCAGGCCATCCGCGCCGCCATGCCCGGCATGCTCGCCCTGGCCAAGGCCGGTGACAGTGAGCTGGCAGACACCGCTGACATTGCGTCAAACATACTCACAGGCTTCAACCTGCAGGCTGGCGACATGGGCCGCGTGGGCGACGTGCTGGTCGGCGCCTTCACCCGCTCCAACACCAACCTGCAAATGCTCGGTGAAACCATGAGCTACGTCGCGCCTGTAGCGGCGGGCGTTGGGCAAGACATCGAGACCATGGCCGCCATGGCCGGCAAGTTGGGCGACGCCGGCATCCAGGGCAGCATGGGCGGCACCGCGCTGCGCGCCATCATCGGGCGCCTGGCCAAACCGCCAAAAATGGCGGCAGACGCCCTGGAAGAGCTGGGCATCAAAGCCGCCGACGCCAGCGGCAACATGCGCGCAATGCCAGACATCCTCACGGAGCTCTACGACAAAACCAAAAACCTGGGCAACGCCGAACAGGCCGGCTTCTTCAAAGCCATTGCCGGCGAAGAGGCCTTCAGCGCCCTGCAGGTGCTCACCCAGCAGGCCGGCAATGGCGAGCTGCAGAAGTTCATCAGCACCCTGCGCCAAACCAAGGGCGAGGCCGAAGAGGTCGCCCGCGTCATGGGTGACAACCTGCGCGGCGACCTCAAGGCCCTCGGCAGCGCCTGGGAGGATCTGGGCATCCAGATCAGCGACCAGCAAAACGGCCCCCTGCGCGGCATCACCCAAGGCATCACCAAAGTCATCGGCAGCGTGAAAACCTGGGTGGCAGAGAATCCCAAACTGGCCAGCCAACTGGTCAAAACCGCCGCCGGCCTCGGCATCGTCATGGCCGGCATGGGCAGCCTCACGTTGGCCATGGCCAGCATCCTCGGCCCGTTCGCCATGGTGCGCTACGGCATGATGCTGTTCGGCATTCGTGGAGCGGGCTTGGCCACCACCCTGCTCAGCCTCGGCAGGGGCGCCCTGCCCCTGGTGCTCACCGGCCTGCGCGCCATAAGCCTGGCCCTCACCGCCAACCCCATCGGCATTGCCGTCGCCGCCATCGCCGGCGCCGCCTACCTCATCTACCGCAACTGGGAACCCATCAAGGGCTTTTTCCTGGGCCTCTGGGGCGAAATCAAAGCCGGTCTCTCGGGTGGGCTCAGTGGCATCGCCACAACACTCGCCAACTTCAGCCCGCTTGGCCTGTTCTACCGCGCCTTTGCCGGCGTCATGGGCTACCTCGGCGTCGAGCTACCGGGCAAATTCACCGAGTTCGGCGGCATGATCATGCAAGGCCTGATCAACGGCATCAAAAACGCCGCCGGCGCCGTGAAAGACAGCGTCGTCGGTGCCGCCGACAGCAGCGTCGAGTGGTTCAAAGAAAAACTGGATATTCACAGCCCCTCGCGCGTATTTGCAGCCCTTGGCGGCTACACCATGCAGGGGTTTGCCCAGGGCCTACTGGCCGAGCAAAACAGCCCGCTCAGCGCCCTGCAGCAAATTGGCAGCAACCTGGTGGCAGCCGGCAGCCAGACCATCGGCGGCCAGGTCGCCTTCGACGCCCGCGCCCCGCTGGCCGCAGCCGGCGCAGGTGGCAACGCCGGGCGCCCCATCACCATTGAGGGCGACACCATTCACATCACCATTGAGGGCGGCGGCGATATCGCCAGCATGCGCCGCATGCTCGAGCAGTTGCTCACCGAGCGTGAGCGCGCCAAGGCTGCCCGCATGCGCTCGGCACTGTACGACCAGGAGTAACGCCACATGATGATGGCCCTCGGCATGTTCGTGTTCGGCATGCACACCCTCGCCTACCAGGAGTTCCAACGCCAAAACGACTGGCGCCACGGCAGCACCAGCCGCATCGGCGCCCGTCCGGCGCGCCAGTACCTCGGCCCGGGCGACGAAACCATCACCCTGCCCGGCGTGCTGCTGCCAGAAATCGCCGGCAGTACCCTCAGCCTCGACACCCTGCGCGTCATGGCCGACACCGGCAAAGCCTGGTCACTGATCGAGGGCACCGGGCGCATCTACGGCATCTACGTCATCGAGAGCCTGAGCGAGACCAAAACCGTCTTCTTCAGCGACGGCGCCGCCCGCCGCATCGAGTTCAACCTCGTGCTCAAGCGTGTAGACGACAGCCGCATCGACCTGCTCGGCAGCCTCACCAACACCGCCGGCGACATCCTGAGGCGCATCCTGTGATAGGCCAGCTCAGCAATGCCGCCGGGCAGATCCTGCGCGACCAGCTCGGCCAGGCCAGCGCCGCCCTCGCCTACCCTCACCCCATCTGCCGCCTGGTGGTCGATGGCCGCGACATCACCGCCGACATCACCGCCCGCCTGGTCAGCATCAACCTCACCGACAACCGAGGCATGGAGGCCGACCAGCTCGATATTCAACTGTCCGACCACGACGGCCTGCTCGCCATCCCGCCCAAGGGCGCCACCATCCAGCTCTGGCTGGGCTGGAGTGACACCGGGCTGATCGACAAGGGCAACTACACAGTGGACGAGCTCGAGCACAGCGGCGCGCCCGACGTGCTCAACATCCGCGCCCGCAGCGCCGACCTGCGCGAAGGCCTGGCCAAGAAGCGCGAACGCAGCTGGCACAGCCAGACCCTCGGCGCCATCCTCACCAGCATCGCCACCGAATACGGCCTGCAACCGCTGATCAACGCCGCCCTGTCCACCATCGGCCTGCCGCACATCGACCAGGCCGGCGAATCCGACCTCAACCTCATCACCCGCCTGGCCAGCGAACACGACGCCATCGCATCCGTGAAGGCCGGGCGCCTGCTCTTCCTGCCCACCGGCGCCGCCACCACCGCCAGCGGCCTACCGCTGCCGCATATCAGCCTCACCCGTGCAGATGGCGACCAGCACCGCTACCTGGACGCCAACCGCGACACCTACACCGGCGCCAAGGCCTACTACTACGAAACCAACAGTGCGCAGCGGAAAGAGGCCATCGCAGGCAGCGGCGACAACCTCAAAGAGTTGCGCCACACCTACACCGACCAAGCCAGCGCCCTGGCCGCCGCCCGGGCGGAATGGCAACGCCTGCAACGCGGCACCGCCACCCTCAGCTACGTGCTCGCCAAGGGCCGCCCCGAGCTGATCCCCGAACTCACCTACAGCCTCACCGGCATCAAGGCGGAAATCAGCGCCATCGTCTGGCTCGGCGGCAACGTCCAGCACAGCTTCACCCCTGACGCCTACACCACCAGCCTCGAACTCACCAGCCAACTACCAGACGATGACGAACTCACCAGCGACGCCAGCGAGCAATACACCGGCGTAGTGGCCACCTACCGCGACGAGAAAACCGGGGAGCAGAAGAAAGTCACCGAAGGGGACCAGACCAACCCCAAGCGGCTGACGCACCTCTATGCCAGCAAGGCCAGTGCAGAGCGGGCGGTTAAGCGGGAAGCGCAGCGGCTGCAGGCGTGACCCATGGCCAGACGGCGCGAGCCCTTCACCCCGTGCAACCTCTACATCGACGGCGCCCAGGGCCTGAGCGCTGGCGACTAAATCGTCACGTCAGGCGGCTCCGCCTACCTGGTGCAACACACCCGCCAGAGCCCCAGCCGGCCCGACCGCTTGTATCTGGCTTGCCTGCGCTGGCCACCGCAGCAGATCCCGGCAGACGCCAGGTGCTACCGGCTCAACTGGTACCGTCGCTGAATTGGCAACGACGAAACATGCTAGATTGCTTCCCGTTCGGCGAAGACCTAGCCGAAAAGCCCGAGGAGCGCCCGAGTGAACATATGGCCCATGCTGAAAGAGCAACTCGAAAAGGCCGGCGAACCGGCCTACGTCAGCGACAAGGTATGGCACATGCCCACGATCCATAGGGACGGCACGCTGGTCGGCCTGGTGCCGGCCGATCTGCAGCGCGAGGCGCACGCCCACGGCATGGCAATCGTCCATGCGGACGCCCACACATGCAGGTTTGAAGTTCGCTGGCGCACAGCGTAAGCCTCAACAAAAAGCCCCGCACTGAGCGGGGCTTCTTCATTCACCTGGGCGAATCTCGGCGCGTCGCCAGCGCCTCGATCGCGCGGCGCATAAACGCCTGTTCGCCCTGGTCAAGCTGGCGGTAAAACCGCAGCAGCAGCCGCTCCTCTGGCGTCACCCACTCCCGTTCCGGCTGTGCAACCCGCTCCGCCAGTTGCTCCCCTACAGCCGCGTTCACATCGATACTCATCTGCATACTCCGTTAATGGCAGTTGAGTCCCGACCATAACGGCGGCGTTCAGAATCCCAAGGGCGCTGGCCCGCCCCCTTACAGCGGATCGCCCACCAGCACCGCCTTGCCGGTGTCGCCCTCGCATTTGCCGTCACCGGGGCGCCACTCCAGCGTGGCGCCCTCGCCCACCAGGTCGACGTTCAAAATGCGGTGCAGGCATTCGCCCATGCCGTCCGTGTCGATGGCCTGCAGGTGCTGGTCATCCCAGGCGGTCACCTCATAGTCGAACGCCTGTGCTTCCAGATCCTGTCCTTCGGTGTGGAACAACAGCGAGGCATACGCCTCCATGCAGGTCTGCCGCGCACGGTTGCAGATGATCTCCACGCCGTTGGCGCTGCCGTAGGCATAGCCCTCAAGCGTGCGCCAACCGCCCCAGATGATCAGGTTGTCACCCTGGGCGATGCGCAGCGGGGGAATGGTGGCGGTGCGCTCCAGCGGCGCGGGGCCGGCGATCCAGATGGCCACATAAGCGGCCACCAGGGCAGAAGCGAGGGCAACGGAGAGGTAGCGAAGAATGGGCATGGTCGAACTCCTTTTCGTGGGGTGGTGCTGTCCTAGCACGTTTAACCGTAGCCCCTCGTTCACCATCGGGCAAACTGGCTACTTTTTTCGATAACTCTTGTTCCCGCTCGTCGTGATGCAGTACTGCCCGCCACGCGGCCCGGTACAGAGCGTGCCCGTACCACACGGGCATTCACTGGGCGCATTGCCCGTGGCGCGCAGCGGCGTAGAACTGCCACCATAAACGGCGCTGCAGTTGCGCTTGCTGCCGCTGATCGAGCCGTCATTGCATACCCACAGCTCACCGTCGCAACGCGCTACGCCGCCCTTCTTGCCTGAGCATGGATAGTTAGCGGCCTGGCTCAACTGGGCCAGGCCGAAGACGAGCAGCAGAATGGCGAGAAGTCTCATTGTTGATGATTACCGTAGTGCCGGAATCGTCCAGTACATCGACGAAAGCTGCTGCAGTTCGGCGTCCTTGATCATCAGTGAATCCCAGCGCACGCCTTCAACGTCGCCACGCTCGAACTGGATCTTCAAGAAATGTTTGCCGTCTTGGGCCCAAGCCAAGAAAAATCGATCTATCTCGGGGTAACGCTGCAGTAGCACCGGCATCAGGTTCTTTGCAGTCATCAAATGATAGTCGCGGGTGACGTTGGTGCTCTCGAAGACAACCGCCAGGTACTTGGTAGCCTCAATTGTGTAAGCCTCAGCAGGTGCTTGCCTGGCGACCACCTCAGCGACTTCGCTCAGCGTGCTGGCACGGGCCAACTTATCCTCCTGACTTTCTCCCTCAGAGCAGCCAGCAACGCCGGCCAGCAGGGCTAAAGTGAGCCCCAGCGTTCTCAACGCATCCATGTGTTTTCCCCTTGTGCTTACTTTTTCACGTCATACCGCCCAGCCGCTTCGGCCAGGACATTCACCATCTTGTGCGTGTAATGCCGGTCACCATCGGGCAACTGGCGGTAATGCTCGACGAGGTCGATCTCGTCACCGTTGAAGCTGCTGGAGGCCTCTGGGGTACGCCGGCCGGTAACGACGTACAGCACGTCGACGCCCTTCTCTGCCACCGCAGCCAGATAGGCAGCGTCCGGGCTTCGCTCACCCTTCTCGTAATTGAACTGCGAGGTCTTCGCCACGCCGGCAATAGCAGCGAAATCCCCTTGGTTGTAACCCAAGCGGACACGCTCTTCCTTCAGCCTTTCGCCGATATTCAACAAAACGACACCTCAAGGCTTGACGATTCAACATTCGTTGAATAATCTTCACCTACATTCACTCTTAATCACACGTTTGTGAACTATGGCCGACACCTACGCCCCTGAGCAAGCCTGCAAAGCAGCGCGCAAGCGCCTTGAACAACAAGGAATAACCGTCCGCGCGTTCGCTGCTCAGCATGAGATTCACGAATCCACCGTCTACGCCGTGCTCAACGGGCAGAAAAAGTGCTTGCGCGGCGAAGCCCACCGAGCTGCTGTGCTGCTCGGTATCAAGGAAGGCACGGTCGCACAGTAGTGCGCCCGGCCAATGGGGGAAACGAGAAGATGAAGCGCCCGATTCTTGATAGCCGCCGCCGCGCCGTGCTGGCAGTGGTTGCCTCCTTCCCAGGTGGCCGCGAATGCGCCGCCACCTGCCTGGGGCTGGATCTAAAGCAGCTCGACAACAAGCTGTATGAGAACCCCGGCCACCGCCCGCTGACGGACGAGCAAGTGCTGCAGCTGGAGAAGGTCGCCGGCACCACCTACCTGCCCGACTACCTCACCGGCCTCTACAACGGCGTGTTTGTCGCCATGCCCGAGCCGGCCGATACGGACAACATCGACCTGCTGGCCCGTGCCATGGGCACGGCGGTCAAGCGCGGCACGGTCGACGCGATGATCCTCAAGACCCTGGAAGACGGGCAGATCGACGAAGCCGAGCTGGCCAGCATCATCACCGCCCACCGCCAGCACATCGCCGCGCGCCACGCCGAAGTTGGCGCCATTCTCGCCCTGCACAGCAAACGCCAGGAGCCCAAGCCATGACAGCACCCACCGGCGGCGGCTACCGCGTCAAATGCCCGGCCTGTTCCAGCCCCATGCGCATCAAGGACAGCAAAGAGCAAACGCCCACCTTCAAGACCATGTATGCCCAGTGCACCAACATGGCCTGCAGCCACAGCATCATCGGTTCGCTCTCCTGGGATTACGCCCTGGTGCCGTCCGGCATCGACAGCCCCCGCGTAGTGCTGCCCGTCGCCCCCTCGGCGCAGCGCAAGCAGGCCCAGCGCGACAGCCGCCCCGCCACCAACCAGCTCGACATGCTCGACGCCCAGGAGGCCACCGCATGAACGCCGAACTGCCATTGCCGGATGACTACCGCAGCCAGATGCAGGCCCAGGCGCTCAGCTACCTGCAGGCGCACCAGGCCGAGCACCTGGCCGACGACGCGCAACTGATCGAGCGCACCACCTGCCACCTGGTGCATCAACTCGACGTGCCGCTCTTCATGGCGCCGCGCCTGGTCGAGCTGGCCATCACCGAGCTGCAGCCCTACCAGAAGGTCTGGCTGGGCATCGACCTGGCCAGCGGGCCGGATAGCCCCGGCCACCACCACTTCACCTAACCCAGCACCGCCCAACCCCTGCCCGCCTCGCGTGGGTAAGGGGGAGCTACACCCAGCATTCGAGGTTTGCGCCATGCCAGACGCCGTCGAGATCCAGTTGCAAATGCCCAAGCCAGTGGCCGAGGCGCTGCTTACCAGCCTGCGCGAGGAACTGCGCCAGGGCCTGCAGCTGCATTGGTACGCCGACCGCTACCGCACGGTGCCGGCTGGCCTGCGCACGGCTCGCATCCTCACCGACTACCCGGCCCTTGCCGGCCACAAACGCACCATCGGCGCGCTGCAAGCCGCGCTCACAGCCGCCCAGTAAGGCCTCAGATATGAAGACGACACTAGCTCCGTTTGATCAGCGCTTTATCGAAGTGCCTATGAAAGATATCCACATGCACCGACCGATGCCTCGCCTTCTCATTTGCCAGGCATTGGCAGCCGATCCGAAACGCCACGCCTTCGCCAGTTGGCTGAACGATTTGCTTACCTCCACCAACCACAACAACAGCCACCACGTAATGGCTCGCCTCACCGGCATGCTGTTCGCTTATCACGAAATGGGCGTCATCACCCTCGAACAGCAGCGGGGCATGTACGACGAACTGCTCGCCTATGTCGACGGTGCCGCCGTATGACCCCCATGAAAGAATCCCTGCGCCTTGAAGTGCTCAGCCGCCTCAAGCGCGACTTCGACTTCCCGCGTACCGACGGCAAAGTCATGCGCAAGGGCAAATGCCCCAGTTGCGGCCAGAAGACCCTGTACACCTATCCCTATGCCCCCTGGATGCTGGTCTGTGGTCGCCCGGAAAAATGCGACCACCGCATCCACGTCAAAGACCTGTACGACGATCTGTTCAACGACTGGAGCAAACAGGCGCCGTCGACCCCGGAGAACCCCACCGCCACGGCGCGGGCGTATCTGGAAATGGCACGCGGCTTCCGCCTGGAGCTGCTCGCCGGCGTGTTCACCCAGGAAAGCTACTGGAGTCGTGACCTCGGCATCGGCAGCGCCACCGTGCGTTTCGAAATGCCAGACGGCGGCTACTGGGAACGCCTGATCGACCGCCCCGAGCGCTTCGGCCAGCAGAAGGCGCGCTTCAAGCCGGGCTACAGCTACAAGGGCAAGCTGTGGACGCTGCCCGGGCGCGACCTGACCACCGTGCCCGAGCTGTGGATCGTCGAGGGCATCTTCGACGCCATCGCCCTGGAGCATCACGAGCACGCCGCCGCCTCCATGATGAGCAGCGCGCCCTTTCCTGGCGAAGCCCTCAAGGCGCTCAAAGCAGCCTGCCAAGAAGCGGACAAACCCCTCCCGCGCCTGGTGTGGGCGCTCGATAACGAGCCGGTGGCCAAGGCCAACATGCGCCGCTGGGCGAAAGAGGCCCAAGCCCTGGGCTTCACCTGCTCGGCAGCCGTCATCCCGCAGAACGGCAGAAAGGTCGACTGGAACGACCTGCACCAGCGCTGGCAGTTCATCGACGACGCCGAGCAACGCGCTGCACGTATCGCGGCAGACCTCGACGAAGCCCGCTACCAGGGCGCTCTGCTGACCGCCGAGAACGCCAGCGAGAAGGGCTTGCTGATCTACCAGCGCAAAGAATGGAAGGAGTTCCACTACCGTTTCGACAACCGCCTCTACTGGTGGTCGCTCGACCTGGACAAATACAACAAGGCCATCCAGGCGATCGAGGGCGACGACGAAGGCGCCGACCGCGAGCTGAACAACAAGCAGATCCGTGAAAAAGCCCTGCGCCTGAGCGGCAACGTCACTGAAATCGCCAACTGCTACTTCGAAGCGCTGTACTTCCAGCGCAACGAAATCACCGACGAATCCTGGTACTACCTGCGCGTCGACTTCCCCCACGGCGCGCCGAGCGTGAAGAACACCTTCACCGCCACCCACATCGCCGCCGCCAGCGAGTTCAAGAAGCGCCTGTTGGGCATGGCCGCCGGCGCCATGTTCACCGGTACCGGCCAGCAGCTCGAAAAGATCATGAAGCTGCAGACCTACGGCATCAAAACCGTCGAGACCATCGACTTCGTGGGCTACAGCCGCGACCACGGCTGCTATGTGTTTGGCGATATCGCCGTGAAAGACGGCCAGGTCTACGAGGCCAACGCCGAGGACTACTTCGAGTTCGGCAAGCTACGCATCAAAACGCTGCAAAAGGGCGTCACCATCCGCCCCAGCCGCGATGCCAAGGCCTACAGCAGCGAATGGTTCAAGCTGCTCTGGACGTGCTTCGGCGCCCAGGGCACGGTGGCCCTGGTGTGGTTCTTCGGCTCGCTGTTTTGCGAGCAGATCCGCGCGCGCTGGCAGTCCTTCCCCTTCCTGGAGGCGACCGGCGAGGCCGGCGCCGGCAAAACCACCCTGCTCAACTTGCTGTGGAAGCTGCTAGGCCGTGCCGGCTATGAAGGCTTCGACCCGATGAAGTCCACCAAGGCAGGCCGTTCGCGCCTCATGGGCCAGGTGGCCGGCATGCCGGTGGTGTATCTGGAGGCCGACCGCCACAGCGACGACAAGCCCCACGCCAAGACCTTCGAGTGGGACGAGCTGAAAGACTTCTTCGGCGGCGGCACACTGGCCACCAAGGGCGTGAAGACGGCGGGCAACGAGACGTATGAGCCGCCCTTTCGCGGCACCATCGCCATCAGCCAGAACGCGGCGGTAGTGGCGCATGAGGCGATCATGACGCGCATCTGCAAACTGCATTTCGTGCGCCCCCAGGTCACGCCCGAGAGCCGCGCCGCAGCGGACAAACTCAACGCCCTGGACGGCGACACCCTCAGCCACTTCCTGCTGCTGGCCATCAAGGCCGAAGCCGGCGTGCTCGATGCCTTCGCCGAGCGCTTCCCCGGCTATGAAGCGCGCCTGCGTCGCCTGCACACCCACTGCTGGCAGTGCGAAACGCCCTACGCCACCGCCAACGAAAAGCACGCCTGCCCCAGCTGCGGCAACACCCTGCGCGGCTACATCCGCGTTGAGCGCATCAGCAAGAACCACGCAATGCTGCTCAGCCTGCTCGACTGCCTGCGCCAGGTGGTGCCCGTCAGCGACGCCCAGGTGAGCGCCACGCAACGGCAGATCATCACCATGGCCCTGGAGCGCCAGGCCTCGATCAGCGCCGATCACCAGCACGTGGCCGAGTTCTGGGAAGTGTTCGACTTTCTGGAAGGGCTGGACGGCGAAGGTCCGGTGGTCAACCACAGCAACAAGCCGGAAACCGGCGAAATCGCCATCAACCTCAACGACTTCTACGAGCGTGCCCAGGAGCACAAGCAGAAGTTGCCGGACATCAACGTACTGCGCGACCTGCTCAAGGAAAGCCGCTCCCGCAAGTTCATCGACGCCAACGTCGCCGTGGCCAGCGCCGTGCGCAAACACCAGGCCAAGCGCAACAACCTCACCGTCTTCAAGTCCCCCACCGTGAAGTGCTGGATCTTCCAGCAGAACCCCACCGCCGGCTCGGCAAAGCCGGCTTAACCCCGAAGGAGAACCACCATGCCAGACAACGAAAGCCCCTTGGACAAAGTCCTGACGCTGATCGGCGGCGCCCTTGTGCTCGCGTTCCTGTTCACCCTCTGCAGCCTCGTCCCTGACGCCCTGCAGGCCGCAATCCGCTAACCCAACCGCCAAGGCGCGGCAACGCCTGGGCAACCCACCCCGAAGGAGAACCACCATGCAAACCAACAGCAACCAAACCCCGAAATGGCTCGACCTGTTCATCACCGCATTCGGCACCCAAGGGCTGATCGCCCTGGCCTGGTGGGCCGGCGCCTTCCACGCCCAGCGCATCCGCGAACTGCAAGCCACCTACCCCATCCTGCAAATCACCGGCGGCGCCGGCGTGGGCAAGTCCACGCTGGTGGCGAATCTGTGGAAGATGTCGGGCTCCAGTGAGGGCAACGAGAACCTTTATGCCGACACCTGCAGCATGGGCGCGCTGCTGGCCATCTTGGTGCGCACCGTCAACCGCCCGGTAGTGCTTGAGGAAAGCCGTGACGGTGATGAGCGCTTCGACTGGAACGCCCTGCGCGAGTGCTACACCGGTGGCGCTATCGTTCGACATATCGGAACCGAGGCCATCGAGGGCGCGCGCTTCGGAGGTGCACTGGCATTCGTCGGCGGCGAAACCGAGGTGCTGAATAGCCGCATCGTCAACGTCCACCTGCCGCTACAGCGACACACCGCCGAGGGCCGCGATGCAATCGAGGCACTGCACGAGCTGCAGATCGCAGACATGGCCAAATTCGTGGCAACCATCAAGGCCAACCGCGAGCAGCTCGCGTACCGCCTTGGCGGCGTAGGCCGCTACATCGACAGCCTGCAAGAAGACACAGAGCAACGCCTCCCCGCTGGCATCGACCGCAACCATGCGCAGTTGCTCGCCCTGCTCGACCTGCTGCTTGACCTCTTCCAAGTCCCAGCCGAGGCCATCCACCTGGCCCACTCCGAGGTATGGGAAATGGCCTGGCGCCACGTACCGATGGCCAAAACTGCTCTCACCAACTGAACCAACCGCCCAGGCGCGGCAACGCCTGGGCAACCAACCCCGAAGGAGAACCACCATGCAAGCCAAACCGTTCACCATTAACCAGACCATGCGCGACGATGTCGCAAACCAACTCACCCTGCAGGCGGTCGCCCAGCACGGCCCGCGCATTGCTGCCGACCTGGCCGCCCTCAATGACCAGTTCTGGATGCACCACCGCGTTAAGGTCGAAGCCCTGCCAGGGCTGGACAAAAAGCACTGGGCTGAGCTTATCCAGGTAGGTGCTGTGGGGGCTGTCGCAAGCCTCACCCCCACCTACCGGCAAGACCGTGGCAAAGACCGTAGCCCAGCAACCTCCGAGTTCGTTGCAGCGGCCCACAAGCACAACGACGATGCCTATAACGCTCTGGTGAGCCGTGTCATCGAGTCCGATGCTTTCAGCGGCGTGAAGCGCTTGCTGAGCCGGGAGAACCGATACAGCCGCAGCTCCTGGTCAATCAACCTGGTGTGCCCGTCAGGTTCCATTCCTCGGCTTTACGGCATGGAGCACATCACCGACCCGGCGCTCGAAACGCTCGGCCTGATGATCTGCAACGACATCGACTCCGTCATCACTGCAGCCAAGGCCTTCCGCGATCAGGCCATGGACGTGCTGCTCGCCTGCCGCACCTCGCGCCAGGTCGAAGACCTGTTCCCCGAGGCCGCCAAGCTGCTGCCGCAGCCGGTGAAGAACGAGAAAGCCGTCGCCCCAACCGAGCTGGCCGCCAGCGTGCGCAGCATGCTCACCAAGGGCGTCCCGCCCGTAACGGCGCGGGCGTGAGGTGGTGGCCATGAAAGAACTCGCCCAACTCAATCTGGAAATCGCCTTTATCGACTGGGCCACCCCGCGCGGCTTCGACATGACGCGCAACCCGGAAGACCAGCAGTTCTACAACGTCGAAACCCGTGCCGCCTGGCTCGGTTACGAAGCGGCCCACGGCCCGGACGGCTGCAAGCCCCAGGGCCAGCAGCTGTTCGCCCGCATCAAGAAGTCCAGCGAGTACGCCCACCAGAGCGACAAGTTGTTCCCGGTGCGCGTAGGCGCTGCGCCCTATGACGACTACTTCGTCAGGGGCGGCCCCGGCGGCCTGTACCGCCTTCGGGACGTGAACTTCTACGTCATCGACGGCGACAAGCAATACCGCCTGGGCTGACCCACCCAGCCCCGCCGAGCGGCAACTCGGCGGGGCTGCCCGAAGGAGAACCACCATGCACCTACAACCCCACCACCGCTGGCCGCTACTGGCCATGGTCGCCGCCCTCGCCGGCGTCACGGCCACGTCGGTGGCCATGGCCATATCCGCGCTGATCGAAGCGCCAGTGCTCGCCGCCCTGTTCGCCGGCGCCGCCGTGGTGCTGGATCTATTCAAGTACGCCGCCTGGCCGCTGGCCCTGATGCTGCTGGCATCCCGCCGCACCCTGGCCGCTCTGCTGATGATGGCCAGCGCCCTCGCCCTGGGCGCCGTTTCCGGCTGGGCGACCTATGACCGGCTCATGACCTCGATTGTCACCAGCCGCGCCGAACACATGGCCCGCTTCGGCATCCGCCAGCCCGAACTGCTGGAACTGCGCCAAGCCGAAGCGGCACGCATCGAGCAGCTCGACGCCGAAGCCGCAGCCGTCCACCAGCAGGCCAACGCCCTGCGCGAACGCGGCATGGTCACCCGCGCCCTGGAGCTGGAGAGCGGCGCCCTAGCCCGCATCGACGCCCTACGCGCCGCCGCCCAGCAACGCCGCGACAGCGCATCGCAGGAACTCACCACCCTGCGCAGCCAACCGGCCAAAGCCGCAGGCCTACCGCTGGAACTGGCCACCCTGCTCTGCCTCGGCTTCGCCCTGGCGCTGGAGATAGTCCCGGCCCTGATCCTCAGCGCCCTGCGCCCCGTTCCCGAAACGGCAGCAGCAACCGTACCAGCACGTCAGAAACACGCCGAGGAACGCACCCAGGAACACCCGGAAACCGAGCCGGAAACGGCAGCAGACATAGACCTGCCCGCCGAGCTGCTGCACCTGATCGCCAGCACCGAACGCGGCGCCAAGCTGGCCGTTCGGCAGGTCGCGCGGGAATTGAGGATGGGTAACGAACGCACCACCCGACTGATGCAGCAGGCCACCGAACGCGGCCTGCTGAGCAAGACAGCCGCCGGATACGTGGCGGCATAAAAAGAGGCCCCGGAGGGCGGCAACCCCCCGAGGCCATACCAACCCCGAAGGAGAACCACCATGCAAGTGAAACCCCAAGAAGTCAGCGCCGATAAGGCTACCACACCGGGCCAGCGTGAACGCTTCGAGGCTGCCTATGCAGCCCATTACAACCAGGTGCGCATTGGCAGCTACACCGCCGAACACATCGCCAGCATGCGCAATGGGGATGGCTACGGAGAACGCGCCTACCTCAATGGCTGGTGGGAGGGCTGGAAGGCGGCGGAAGCTCAGCAAGCGCAACTTGCCCAGGCACTTGACCTGGCTATTCGCTCCCTCGACCAGCTTGTCCCTTACCTGGCCAAGGTGCCGGCTGATGTTGGCTTGCTGAATGAAGCACTGATGGCTGGCCGCAAAGCCCTGCAAGGCGGTGCTGCATGAATACGCTAGCCAACAACGGTAGCCCCCAACTGAGCGAGAAAGTACAGGCCAAGTTGCGCAAGCTTCAGGCACTGGCAGAGCGCGGCGAAGGCGGCGAGAAGATCAACGCTCAGCGCATGCTGGAGAAATTGCTCGCACGCCATGACCTATCGCTCGACGACCTGGCCCACGAGCGCCGTGAGATTCGCTGGTTTCCTGCAGTCAACAAGTTCGATAGGCGTCTGGCCGCGCAGATCATGGCGAAGATCGGCAACACCAACGACCCAGGCATCTACACCCACAAGAAGCGCCCGAAGCATGTGGGTGTCGAGACGACCCCGGCAGAAGCCATCGAGTTCGAACTCCAATACGACACCCTGCGCAAAGCGCTGGCAGAGCACTTCAACGATGCTTTCTCAGCGTTTGTCCAGGCCAATCGCCTGTTCTCCTCGCTTCCAAACGATGACTTGCCAGAGGAACTGAGCGACCGCGACATGCGCGTAATGGCAATGGCTGGTGCAGTACCCGTGACGCCGATCAATCCCCGCCTGGAACACACCGAGGAGGTGACTAATGCGTGAGCGTCCAACCCTGGCCAGCTACCGCCTCGACCTGCCCAGCATCTGCGACATCTGCGGCCGCGCCCGCTCGACCGGCAAGCACACCAAGTGCAGCCGCACCCGCCAGCAAACCAAGCAGGCCGAGTGGGCCGCATTCATGGCCGAGCTGGCCGCAAAACGTATCGCCAAACAGGAGCGCCGCCGCTATGGCCGTTGAAATCCGCTGCCGCTACGCCACCGGCACCTACGTGGCCACCGTCAAAGGCGAGAAGCGAACCGCCAGCAACACCATCAGCGCCCGCCACGCCGCCGAAGCCATGGCCGTCAAACTCGGCCTAGATCCGGCCCTCCTGGTGGAGAAACAACGCGACCTGATCGACCCGAAAGATCGCGTCGTCTTCACCCATCCAGGAGAGCCGGTATGAAAGCACTCAGCGTTCGCCAGCCCTGGGCCTGGCTGATCGTCCACGGCTTCAAGCCGCTGGAAAACCGTTCCTGGGCCACGTCCTACTGTGGCCCGCTGCTGATCCACGCGGCCAAGGGCATGACCCGCGCCGAGTACGAAGACGCCGCCAGCCTGTGCAGCAAGGCCGCCGTAACCCTGCCCGCCTTCGACGAGCTTGAGCGCGGCGGCATCGTCGGCCAGGTCACCGTCACCGGCTGCATCGACGACAGCCCGTCGCTGTGGTTCTTCGGCAAATACGGCTTCGAGCTGGCCGACGCCAAGCCCCTTCCGTTCATGCCCTGCAAGGGCCGGCTGGGCTTGTTCGACGTGGAGTATCAGGAGGTGGCCGCATGAGCTCCCTACGCCAAGGCGACATCTTCGCCGGCGGCGCACAGCGCCTGCAGATGACCGAAAGCATCGAGCTGACGATTCAGTCCCTGCAGGCCTATGGTGCTGACCATGACCACTGGGGCATCGCCTGGTCAGGTGGGAAGGACAGCAGCGCCACGCTGACCCTGATCATCTGGCTGATCGACAGCGGGCGTATCAAGGCGCCCAAGACACTCACCGTGTTCTACGCAGACACGCGCCAGGAGCTGCTGCCCCTGGCCAATGCTGCCAGCCAGATCATGGACGAGCTGCAGGAGCGCGGTATCCACGTCGAGGTGGTCACGGCGCCGATGGATAAGCGCTTTATGGTCTACATCCTTGGACGTGGCGTGCCGCCGCCGAACAACAACACGCTGCGCTGGTGCACCCGCCAGATCAAGATTGACCCGATGGCCCAGGCGCTTGAACAGCGCCTGGCCGAGCTCGACGGCAATGTGCTGATGATCACCGGTGTGCGCCAAGGCGAGAGCGCGATCCGCGACAAGCGCATCGAAATGAGCTGCGGCAAGGACGGCGCCGAATGTGGCCAGGGCTGGTACCAGAAGGTGCTGCCCGAGGCCAAAGGCCTGAAAGGTCGCCTCGCTACACTGGCGCCGCTGCTGCACTGGCGGGTGTGCCATGTGTGGGAGTGGCTCAAGCACTGGGCGCCACAGGCTGAGTTCGGTGACTGGTCAACGGCAGCCATTGCCGATGCCTACGGCGGCGACGAGGCCGAGGAAATCAACGCTCGCACGGGCTGCACTGGCTGCCCACTGGCCAGCAAGGACGCCGCGCTCGATACCATCCTGCTCAGCCCGCAATGGGCCTACTTGGCGCCGATGAAGGGCATCAAATCGCTGTGGCGCGAGCTGCGCGAACCACAGCACAGGCTGCGCAAGGCAGGCATTGAGCGGCTGAAAAACGGCAGCGTAGCCGCCAACCCCCAACGCATGGGGCCGGTTCTGCTGGAGTCGCGCTTGATGGCGCTGGATCGCTTGCTCGGCATCCAGGCGGAAATCAACGAGGCCGCTGAACGCCTCGGCCGCCCGAAGGTGGACATGATCAACGCCCAGGAAGAAGCGCGAATCCGCGAGCTGATCGCCGCCGAGACCTGGCCGGACGGCTGGGAAGGCGACGAGCCTGTCGCCACCACTCCGCTCGACAAGGTTTACGCGGACGGCTCCGTCCAACCGCTGCTGCTCCTGGAGGTGCAATCGTGAGCCGCCAGGTATTCATATACGGCCGGCGCGGCGGCAAGCGCCTCTGGCCGCTGTTCAGCTATGCCTTGCAGCACGGCTGGAAGATCGCCAAGACCAACGGCGGCCACCTGCGCCTGACCAAGCCGGGCCGCCCTATCGTCCACACCAGCAGCACGCCGAGCGATTGGCGCGCCGTGCGCAACGCAGTGGCCATGCTGGCCCGGGCGGACGGTTATCGCGTACTGGAGGTGGAGCGAGCAGTCGTGGAGGTGCCCAATGGCTGACCAGGCCGACCGCCAACACATGCACGAGTGCGAGGCGCGGCAGTGGCTGCGCCTCGGCTACACCAATGAGGCGATGGTCGACGAGCTGCGCGAGAAGATCACCGCCAAGCGCGGCGCCGCTGCAGCCGAGCGGCTTATCGAGGAAATGCGACGGCAGTGGAAGCAGCGTAGCGAGTGGCTGGTGTAGAGCACCCGGCCCGGCCGTCATCCTTGCCCGATGCGCGGCCGGCGGGCGTGCAGCAAGTATACCTGCCCAATCCGACAAGAAACGGGCGCTTCATCTTCTCGGCCCTCACTTGGGCCGAGCTTCTTTCAGGCCCATACACTGGGTCTTTCGTTGTGCCGGGGGGCGCAAATGGCAAAGGGTGTCGAGCAACGCGGCGATAGCCTGCGTGTGTATTTCAGATATCAGGGCGAACTGTGCCGCGAGCCGTTCAACGGCGACGCCACGCCCGAAAACATCGCCCAGGCCGAGCGCCTGGTCGGCATGATCGAGTACGAAATCAAGGCGGGCACCTTCAGCTACGCCCGCCACTTCCCCGACTCGCCCAGGGTGAAAACCAACACGCTGGGCCACTACATGGATCTGTGGCTAGAGATCAAACGCAACGAGATGGCCCCGTCCGGATTCCGCACCTACTTGAGCAAGGTGGAGACGCACATCCGCCCGCGCTGGGGCGATGTACAGGCCGACACCATCGACCACCTGCATCTGCAGGAGTGGGTGCATAAGACGCTGATGCCGGCCCTGCATAACCGCACGGTGCGCGAGATTGTCAGCCTGGTGAAGCAGATCTTCACCCTTTACCGCGCGCGCAACCGCTCGGCGCACGACCCAACCGAGGGCATCACCATCCGCCAGCCCGACCCGGACGAGGTCGACCCATTCACCCGCGAGGAAATCGACGCGATCCTCAGCACGCATACCGACAAGCTCCAGGAGCTGTATCTCGCCCAGTTCATGCTGTGGACGGGGCCGAGGGTTTCGGAGGCAATCGCCCTGGCCTGGGAAGACGTCGACCTCAAGGCCGGCACGGTGAGATTCCGCCGCGCGCAGGTACGCGGCGTGTACAAGGTGACGAAGAACAGACGTTCAAACCGTGAGGTGCGCTTGCTCAAGCCTGCGCTGCAGGCGCTGCATGCGATGGCCATGCACACGCAGAAGCTCAAGCCAGTGGAAGTCGAAGTGCTCGATCGGGACAACAAGACCAGGAAGCGCCAGGCGATGCGCTTCGTCTTTCACTGCACCAGCACCGGCGCAGCGCACAGCAGCTCGGACATGCTGCTCAAGGGATTCTGGCGCCCACACCTGGCAGCGGCCGGCGTGCGCTATCGAGGGCCGAACAACTGTCGCCACACCTACGCCAGCCAGCTGCTCACCACCGGCGCAGTCACGCTGCAGTGGCTCAAGGATCAGATGGGCCACACCACCATTGCCATGCTCGAACGCCATTACGGCAAGTACATCAGCAAAGACGGCCCGGACATGATCCCGCTCCTGGAACACGCGCTAAAGCTGTGATTCCAGGGCCTCAGAAACGACAAAAGGCAGCCTGCAGAGGCTGCCTTTTTCGTTTGCAGATTCCCAAAGTGTTCCCAAAACGCTCCCTTCTGAGAAGCGATCCGGCCAGAACCCCCGGAAATACTGGCTTTCAGATGGTGCGGACGGAGAGACTCGAACTCTCACACCTTGCGGCGCCAGAACCTAAATCTGGTGTGTCTACCAATTTCACCACGTCCGCGTGGCTTTGCAGCTTAAAACA